AGCGCCTGATTGCCGTTTTTAACAATCGTCTTAGCCGTTAATCCATCAGGTGCAAAGGTAGGATTAGTGACCGTATTCGCACCACTAGCCCGAATAGTTACCATTGTTTCATCATTTAATGATTGTAATGGTATAGGCATAACTGCGGTAATAGCGTCCACTGTACCCGCTGCAATGGCTGATTGATTCTGATTTGTAGCAGGTCGCCACCAATCGCTATTTAATGGGGGTGATTTGGCTAGGTTTGTACCCTGTGTCGATATATATAAAAACCCGTCATCACCATAAACTGTTTCACCTTTCGCATAAGTGACATTGGTATTCCATACGCGGCCAAATTGTAATTGCTCCCAGCTACCCGGTGAGCTTACCGGATCATTGCCCGTGTTTGAGTCTGTTAATGATCTATAATATTCATCATCAGAGCCAAGCACAATTTCAGGGATGTCATAAGTGTTATCGGTAGCCCATAAAGTTAAAGCGCCTTCGTCAACCTCACCTACTGGTAGCGGCCCCCATAATGTAGCGCCATCGTAACCCGTTGCAGTACCCGAATCGTCCTGCTGCTCCTCATCATAAAGACCATTTAGAAAGAATTGAGGGAATCGGCCATCAGCATCTGATAAGACGGGATTAGCTCTGGATACCGTTAATGCAGCGTCAGAATAGATGGTTTTCTTTGTCGTAGTGCCAACACGTAATAGAAACTTTTTAGCGCCTACTATCGGATCGCCATTACCATCAAGAATCTGCTCTACTGGAGTTGTGTACATTGTCATTATTGCTCATCCTCAAAGGCTTTAATTGCAGCGCCTGTTACAGCAGCAGTATAAGGCTTAATTGTTTTCTTTTTAAGTGCTTGTCTTACTTGCGCTTCAATTTGTTTAGAAGTGCCTTTCTTTAATATCGCTTGTATTCTTTGCGGTTCGATTCCTTTTATAAGCAAGATATCTCCTGCTTCTTCAAGCGCCTTGATATAGATAGCATCCTGCTTTCCTTTACCTAACCCGTTTACAATTCGATTAGCAACACTTGCGCTTCCAGCAGGTGATGATACCGCCTGTGCCGCATCACCTAAGACATTTAAAAAAGACTCATCATCTGATAGTTGTTTAGCTGTCGTTGAGTTGGCCTGCGCTGCTCGTCTTGTCATAATGAAATCTGATTCACGTTTCAAGGTATCTGAAAATTTATTAAACGCTTTCTCATTATCAAACAATGACCTAAGTTTTTTAACATCGCCTGTTTTGCCAAATAAGCGCCTAACCGCATCCGCATTAGTCTGCAAGTCATCTATCTTGGTTAAAATAGCTTTTTTAGCCCCGAGCCGATACATCATCATTTCGCTCTTACCGAATGACTTTGTTAAATCAGATATATCCGCTGGCTTCATCTTTAAAAACGACTCACCAGAAGATGCTGCACTTTCTAGCGATGCTTTACCGGCAAACAGATCACGTGCTTGTTTATAAGCAGGAATTGTTTGGTCTGCCTCATCAATCATCACATTTTTAAGCCTAACTAGATCACGGACTTTGTTGTTTTCGCCTTGCCTTACCGCCTTTCCTATCTGATCGTCTAACTCTTGTTTCGTGGCATCAATAATATCAATGTTAGATATCTCGTCACCTGCCGCTCGTTTATCAGCTAGTCGTAGCTGTGCTTTTTTTTGTGCACGGCCTACCGAACTTTTGCCCTCTAAAAGATTGGTTAAGCGTGGCGACATACGAATATCTTTCTCACCAGCCTCTGAATAAAGTCTGTTAATCTCTGGCTTTAATGTTTTATCCAGATGTGAAATAGCGTCATCAATGGTTAATGCACCTGTACCAGTAGCATCATCTACGGCTTTTAATAATCTCTGTGGTTGTCCTGCTTGCCTAGCCTTTAAAACATCGGCTGCCTGTCCTTCGATACGAGGGATTTTGTTTGATGCCGTTCTCAATAACCTTGCAAAGTTATTTCCCAAGTCTGCCGGTATCGCCTCTGGTCCTAATTCCTTTAATCGCGCTGTTACTTGTTTTGGTGTTAAACCTTCTCTTACCATAGCCTCAGCTATGAGTGTCGATGCCGCGTCATCTGACATATTAGCAAGCGGCCTCATTAATGCCTCAACTCCGCGCTTACCTGCATTAAATAGACCTGTCATTGCATTTTTTACAGTCGAGCCAGCAAGTGGCGCAAAGAATGCTCCAGCAAGCTCACCAACATCACCACCAGCCTCTTTGCCAGTTGCCGCGCCAACACCAGACAACACAGCTCCTGATATGTCTTGTGCTGCCGTACCTGCACCAAGTTGCTTAATTACGCCCTGTCCAACAGTTTTGGCTACCGGAATAGCTGCGGCTGCCGTTCTTAGTGCTTGGCCGGCGACCCCAGCAGGAGCCACAAACTCACCAGCAGTCCTAACCGCTTGTTTTCCTAAACCGTCTTGCATGAACTCGCCAGTAGTCGCCGCCTTCCCCGCTTCTGTTTCTGCAATCTCTGGTATTCTCGCCTCAACTCCCGCTAACTCTAAAGCCGAATTAATAGCTTTAGGGCCAAAGAAATCAAGCAGATTAACAGCACCGCGATTAACAGCGCTACCAAACTCCGCCATAGTGGCCGTAGCTGGGTTTTCTATCAGCTTCTTGCGTATTGCATCAAGTGCGCCATCTTCCTCTGGTTGTGGCGCTACCTGTTGAGCTTGTTCTGGTAACGGCACATCGGCAGGCTGTGGCTGGATAGCTGGCTGCACTGGTTGTTGAGGTGCTGTAGGCTGAACAGCCGCTTGTGGTTGAGCTTGGGCTGCGAATATCTCCTCTAACTCTTGTTCAGATGGAGGTGAATCGCCAGTTAAGCGTAATACTTTCCCGCTGGTTGGGTCTGTCACTTTAAAAGTTGGCATTATTCAACCTCTACCTTAAATCTTCCTACTGTTTGCGGGGGCTGTTGATCTTTCATTTGCCCTCTAACAGCTTCCTCTGTAGTAAGGTCTTTTGATCCACGCTGACGCTCTGTTGTTTGAAGGTTTCTAATCTTCTGATCAATGAATGATTCAAGTGTTGCCTTTCTTTCTTCCGGCGTTGAATCAATGTTCAGAATTGTCGCCCTTAAACGATTCCCTTCTTCCGCTGTAAATGCAGCACCAAAAGTCTCCCTTAACAGAGGTAATATTTGGTTATCCACTAACGATGTCATAGACGCTCTTGCTGTGGCTCCTTTTGTAGCACCAAAGCCAAGCTCTTTAGCCATCACATTAAAAACTTTGCCGGTAGTGGTGTAAGTAGCAACATCTGCCAATTTATGCAGTTTGTCTGTAACCTCGATAAGACCGGGCAGGGCGGCTTTTGCTCTGTTGTATGCACTGAATTCCTCACCCGCACTTCTAGCTGATGATTCGGCTTGTTTAACAGCCGCTGCTATTTTAGCTTTATTTGACGCTACCTTTTCAACAGTAACAGTTTCTTTATATGTATTTGTTGCAGGATCAAGAGCATATTGAACACCACCGACATTAATGGTTTTTTCTGTGTAACGCTCTAATGCCGCTGGATCGCCTGTTTTACGAAATTCTGCAAACGATTCTACAGTGTAATCACGAGGATTATATGTGCCTATTCTTTGGCCAGATGCTCTTTGCTTGCCCTTGTAGTCCAGTCGCTCTTTAGTTGATAAATCAGCCAACTGAATGCCCAATGCCGCTTGGTTTTGGGTTTGTTCATCCATTTGCAGCAGCTCGATTGTATCCTTGGCATCACGCCCCTCACCTTGTAGCTTTTGAATCCGTGCATTAATCAGCCAAGACCTTTGTGCAAAGGGCGTTGTTTCTAGCTGCGATGCAAACCGTGAAGCCTCGGCTCTCTGTGATGCGCTATCAATTCCCGTCTGCTTAAAGATGTTTTCAGCTTCAATAGGATCGATCTGCCGTGCTAAATCCTTTTTCTGAGCAAGCGTCATCACTTGTGGTGCTTCCGGCTGCGGTATAACTTGGCCGGTTGCTGGGTCAGTCTGGAATTGTGGCTGTTCAGGAGTACCCGTTGGCTGGCCTTGCTGTTGAGCTAGAATGCTTTTAATCTGCTCACGCTTACCCTGTGCAATATTCTGCTGACCAAACTGCTGTAATTGTGCAAGTGGAACAATACCTTTGCCAAAGCCGCCCAGCCTTGGATTTAGGTTATACCCTCGTGAGTCTACCAATTGAGCCATAATAATTCCTTACCCTAAAAGACTTAACATTGCGCCACGACCCGCACCAACGCCCGGTGTCATTGCGCCAATTCCTGCGCCTAACCCTAGATTAGCAAGCTGACCCATAAACTGACCACGCGCCTGCTGTTGTCCTAGTATACCAGATGCTTGAGCCGCACCCGCGCGACCTTGCAATGCCGCTATATTTTGCGCCGCCTTGCCGCCTAGTTGAGCCACATTAGTGGTGGCCGCCTGACCACCTCCTGTTAAAGTCGCTAAACGGTTGAACTGATTCTCAATATCTTGTTGAGCAAATCCAACGCCCTGCTGCTGTAAGGCTGTTCGGATATTGCCGCCACCTAAACCACCGATAGCCGCTTGATTGCGTAATAAACTACGCTCTGCACGACTTCTTAAAAATTGCTGAGCGGGTGACTCTTGCAGCCCTGCCATTGCCGCCTGTTGTGCTTCTGGCCCCGACAATCCGAGCAAAGCCTGCTGTTGAGCCAAAGCACCTAACCCAGCCTCTCTAAATGGTGCAAACTGTTCTTGTGTTATATCAAACTGTCTGCGTTGTTCAGCAATACCCTCTCTCGCGGCTTGTGCCTGTACATCTCCCGCTCTACCAGCAGCTTTACTAGCCGAGCGACCAGACAAAGCATTGAGAGCCAATGCGCCAGCTATTAAAAAACTCATAAATCACCTCTCATACCAATATCCAGCCGGTGTTACCCGTTCCTGTTTTCTTAACATACATAATGCTACTTGCCGTACCTGCATCATCCATATACATCTGCGTAGGCTCTGCCACCACCACACCCTCTGGTGAGCCTGTACCGACGATAGGTGTACTTAAATTAACAACCTTTGTCATGGCTTCAATATATTCCGCTGTGCGCTGTGTTGGCTTTCCTGCCTCATCTAGCCAGCTATAATTCCGCTCTAATGGAATAATCATGAGAATTGCGCCTCTAGTTTGCTAATCACACACTTAACCGGATCACCAAAAGAAAAACGATAGACCCTAGCATTAGATATTTGACCGCCTTTAAACCAGACTTGCTGCCTCTTATATTCGCCCTCTTTACCCAGCCCGCGCCTTACCCCGTTACCAAACACATAACCGCCATTATCAGAAAATGACATGCTAACTTGAGGATTAACGCCCGGTATTAAATCATCGTCGCCAAAGGTGTAAGGGAATTTAAGCGGGAATGTGCTTTTTTTCTTTTCCTCAAGTCCTACGCCAGCATTACAAGTTAGTCGAATCTTTGATACACGAATGCGCTCACCCTGGTTCTGGAATGGGATAGTCGATACGCTACGATTCACCGGTGTGCCGTATTCCTCATAAATATCTCGATCCAGCCGACCTATGCGCCCATCCTGATTATCAGTCACCAGATTAGACCCATAAGCATTGATAATCCCATTAACACGCCATGCAATTGGCCTGCCCTCTAAATCTTTAGACTTCCTCTCATGCCATAAGCCCGTACTTGCGTCATAAGTCATGCATCTATTTTTAAGATGGAAATTAACAAAGAACCCACCAAATGCTGAATAGGTGGTTGTATAAATATCCTCTATCTCATCATTGGATGATTGCTGCAATATATTATCTATCGCTGCCGTGCTTATTTTCTGTTGAGAGTTGCCGGAAAACTTCCATATCGCCGCTTGTGAATTCTCACCACCACCCACAGCAACAAAGCCGCCATCAAAATCAATCAATGAGAATTTTGACCTAACACCAATCTGCATGACCGCACCGGGGATAGTTTGAAACGCAAAGCCAGAGCCGCCAATGTCTTGAAATAACTCAAACGTCACCTCACCACCCACATATAACTGATTGCGGTTGACATGCAAGCCGGTGATTAAATCGGGATCAATCGAAGGTACACCATAATCGAGCGCGTTATAGGTTAATCCATCTCTCAGATTAGAATGAAAGACTATAGGGTTACTCTCTGCATTGTTTACATTCTTGTAATGCACAAAATAACCAGACTTATAGACCACTTGTTCAGAGGGGCCTAGCGTGTTGGTGTAATTCGTGTCTGTGATGATTTGTAGCCCACCGGCCACACTGTAAATATAACCAGCAAGATTAGGCACGACAATGCATATCTCAAGGCCGTTATCAGCCATTGATACCCTGCCTGTGCCGGTTATTGTGCCTAATGCTGTAGTTGTGCCATCTTCATTGATGCGATAGAACGTATTGCCATTCACCGAATAAGCAATACCCCCCATTTTATGAGCGCCACGACTTGACCGGCCATTAGTTGTAGCAAATGATTCTATGCCGTCTGAGCCGATTAATTGAGCTTGTGAAATAGCTTGAGCCTGTGGAATCTGTGGAATGAAATTAATACACTCCTGAGAGGCTATCGGCTTGTTAGCATCCTCATAAAACCCAGTTGCTATTGGCAGCTCAACCACTTAGAAATTTTCCTTATCAACTTTAGGAAAGAATCGATCGTCAAGATACACAGAGTCGCACTGCTCACCTGATCCCATTGGTAATGTTCCGGGGTAAACTGTTCTTAATGGCTTTCTATAAATTGCCATCATAGTCCGTAATGAATTATTAGCTATTGCGATATGCTCTGCACTTAGCGTCACATCATAAAGTGGAGCCAATCGAGCAGCGCCATTGTATTTGAAGGTAGCATGTGCGCCCCTAGGTATCCGCACCTCATCCGCTAAATCAGCGACAGGAGCGAAGCCTAAATTAGCGCCCGTTAATTCCCATTCAACACCTAGATCATTGAAAACTTCTAGCCCGTTTTTTGCCATACTAGACTCAATCGGGGTTTCCTCTGCAACGATATTTAGTATCGAGAACATGCCTTCAACTATATCCAGTGCTGTTGCCATAACTATTACTCTTTAGGCTGTGGTTTGGCTTTCTTTACTTCTTTTGCTGCTTTCTTTGGCTTCCACTTCAATGATTTTGCATACTCAATGGTTGCCGGTAAATCGTTGGTTTCAATCTCGTTGCCGTTTGGTTTAATCCATATAGCCATGATAAATACCTATGATTGTTAGAAGAAATAGGAGGGCTTTTACACCCTCGCTATTAGTGGAGATTAACCCCAGCCTTGACCCGCAAAGAATGGGTTTAGAGTTGCATATGCTGGACGGAAATCGAAACGAACAATCTGCTTGTTCTCTCGGATACTTACGCCCTTAGATACACGAATCTGCAAACCATCCTCAGTAGTAGCAACAGTGTCTGTGCTATGCAGCTTCGCAATCGGTACAGAACCAATCGAGAATGCTTGCTTGTGCCAGAACATATTAGGCTGATACAAGGTAGTATCCGCACCTAAGATTGTCACAACATCACCAGAGGTCAATGCGCTGTCAACAGTGTTATATTGACCGGATGACTCAAAGATACCCGGACCAGATACAACCAGAGTACCAGCGCCTGACGTAAAGTTAGCTGAGTCCTCAGTAACTACCGCAGTAAACACTACGTTTGAACCCGATGCATCAATGATAGGCTGACGAGTTGACAGGTTAAGTCGGTTACGACCAGTGACCTGAATAACTGTACCAGCAGGAATTGAACCAGCAAATGTGCCAAAGTTCTCAACCGCTAGGCTCTGTGTCATTGTATCTTTAGCGCCTACATAAGTTGCTGTAGGTGTTGCAGATAATGAACCAACCAGATCGCCAGTTGTTGCAGATGTATAGCTGCCAAGCGTAGTTGCCGACATAACTTTAAGACCTGCAAAACCATCAGATAAGATAGCATTACGATGCGCCTCAGAGATAAGGCCACCAGCAGAACCACCAGCACCCAGAGATCGTTGATTGCTTGCTAATGATGTCTGGGTAAACGGATTAACCGCATAGCACCATGAGCCATCTTTAGGTACACCATGAGACTCTAGCACCGCGCCAGCCTCTGCCACATGATCCCATGTGCTAACCGCTGTACCATAAGTACCAGCTAACAGACCTGAGTTCTTCATCATGTAAGAAGCGTAATCAACCTCTAAATCAGTAACGATTCGGGTTGCCATTGGGGCTAGTAGTTGCTCAAGATTACCCATTTTAATAGATTCATCAGCTTCCTGATAATCTACCTCAACAGTGAAATAGTCTTGAACCGTACCTGTTGCTTTACCAGTAATGATAGAGCTTGCGGTTGTTGCTGATACATCACCATCTGACGTACGCTGTGAAATGTAATCAGTCGGACGCTTAAAGTCCACGTTCTCACCAGAATCTGGGTCGAATCGGCCTGATAGTAATTGTGTATTTACATTCTTAGATAAAACTCGGTTTGTCTCGAACTTATCTACGAATACCTTTGCGAGTTGTCGCGTAAAGTTGCTGTCAAAATCATTAGCCATTTTTGAAAATCCTCATTATTCAAACTTAGCCCCCGCAATAAAAGGTGATTCGCTTCCTTCACCTATCGATCCGCCTGTTGTTACAGGTATAATCGGGTCTGGGGCTGTACTTGTTTGTACTGCTGGTTTAGTCGTAGCAGCCAAGTTAGCCGAGATGGTACCAATTTGCACAGCCGCGCTAATTGGGTCGAGTGATGCGATAGTGTGAGCAGTTTCAGGGTTTTTGCTTAGATAATGAACCAAATTAGGCGCATTCTCCTGACCCTTAATAACTGAAAGCGTCTGATCGTTGAACCGCGGCAAGTTTTGAACATCATTAATATATTCAGGGTTGTCGGTCGCGTATTTAACTTCAGCATTATCAAAAGAAGCGTCGATCTCTCTCTGCTTTGCTTGTGATTGCGCTTTCTGTGCTGCTACTCTTTCAGCCTCTACTTGCTGCTTAACCTCGTAAGAGATTAATGCTGCCTGATATTGACTATCATCAAAATCAAACTGTTCAAGTGTTGGCTTGCCTTCCGTAACAACTGCTGCCTGTGGTTTTGATGCCTCAAGTGATGCAAGTCGTTCTTCCAGTGCCTCTCTCTGTCTTTTCTCTGCGTACTTCTCTGCCGTTAATTTATCAATGCGCTTCTGAACATTGTCTTTTTCAGGTGTCGCATCTTCTGTGGTTGCTGAATCCACTTGAGCTTTTTGAGTTGCCGCTTCTTGATTCTCAGCGCCCTGAGTTTCCGTAGTGACATCCTCTTGATTCTCATCAAGTACAGCCTGCTGTTCTTCTGACATTTTATCGCCTCATTATTGAGTATTTAGCCGAGTGTTAGGCACTCGTAACCTTGTCTGTAATTATAAAACTATTGATAAGTTTATTCAATCATTGTAAATCTTTCTCGGTTAGCGTACCTGCTTGCAGTTGGCTCGCAATATCTGCTGCCTGTTCGCTGTTTGGCTGGCCTTCCTCTGTAATATCTTGAGCGCCTGCCACTATATCGCCTTGAGTAATCAATAAATTACGCTGCTGTGGTGTTAATGGAATACCCATAGCAAACTGCTTTTCAAAGGTTTCAATCAGTGTTTTATATGTATCCACTGCGGATAGCTGGGTGTCAACCAGAACCTTCTGCGTATCCGCGTCTTTCTTCTCAATGCCTGCCTGCATTTCTGCTGTCTGCATTTCTACGTTATCAACTAATGCCTGCTGCTGCGGGTCTGGGGCTTGTGGCTGATCTAGACCGAATTCTTTTATCTCGTCATCTGTTGGCTCAATCACACCCTGCATAATCATAGGCTTTCTCAACCGCTTAGTAAGCTCATCAGACTCTATGATATTCATGTTCTTAGCAATTAGATCGGTAGTTAATGCCGCTGTTTCAGGACTCAGTGCAGCCAATTCTGTAAGCTGCCTTACCGTCTCATCACGCATTGTCTTGCTGGTTGGGCCAGTTTCAACAGATACAGCGTACTTGCCCTTCTTCAAGTCATTAACAATTACCAATTCGCCTGACTGCTCGTCTTTAACCGGCTGATTGAAATCATCCAGTGCTTGTTGATTAATATGATGCTCTTCAACAGACCCGTCCATATTTAATACTTGGATCATGCGAGGCGTATCATAAATGCGCGGGATAAGATCAACTAAAATCTTACCCCCATAGGCTTTCGACTTCTCTAAGTTATCACGGTATTCAAACGAGCCTCTATCACCCATCTCAGCCTGATTAATAACAGACTTCTCACTAAGTAACTGAGGCGCGTTGCCTAATGCTGGGGCGTGTATACCCATCGTCGAATGAACATCTGATGCCGCTTGTTGCGTTTGCTCAATCAAAGCTTGTTGTACTTGTGGCGCACCAATTCGAGAAGGCATAAGACCGGGGGCTTCTGGATCGGGCTTGAAACGGATTACAGGCTTATTCGCTGTATTCATCGTCTCGTATTCGTCCTGATAACCGCCAATCATTACATCGGTCACAAAGATTGGGTCTTTAGGCGATAATGCCGCCGTCTCGATCTTGGCCGATGTTGTGTAGTTGTAAATGCGCTGCGAGTCTTTGGCTTTTCTTACTTTGCCTCTCACATAAGTACGACCCTCAACATGCGAGATTTCGCCATATTCAGGAACAATAGGAATATACTTACCAGCCCATTTATGCGGGCCTTCTAATATCTCCGCACCGTTCATTTTGTACATCACGACATTATGAGATTTAACCGAACGCTCTTTAACTATCGTAATTCCTTTGGCTGCAAGCTCGTCTAATACGTCCGCCTCCTCATCCTTATCAATCACGCGGCCATCTGACAATAATGCAAGGCGGCGCATAGTAGGCTCTTTAACCCAGTATTCAGCCACCCTCACGGAATCATTACTAAACCAATTCTTGCAGCTATTTGTTCTGTATTCAGGTTTGTTAAAGTCGGTGATTGTTGCCTCTGGATATTCCTCCTTAAAGGCATCAATACTTAGATCAGTGATTAACCAGCATTTAGTCGCATCACTTTTATCATACTTCTTAGCATCGACATTGAAATACAGTGATGAGGCAGCAGAGTAGATAGGCTCTACAATAATGTCCTGCTCAAATGCGTCATCATCATTAAACGCTGTCAGATAACGCCAGCCACCATAACCACCCTTCAGGGCTTCCTTGAATGCATTGTCATAAGCGTTTTCAGCACTCGATTGCTTCTCGATATTACGAATAAGCCCATCAAATATATTGGCTGTATCAACATCAGCACCACCCCCATCGGGATCAATCTTGATGCGTGTCCGGCTTTGTCGCTGATCTCCGATGATCTGATTCAATCCCTCACTGACTAGATCAACCGTGTACATCGGGCGATTCTTACGCGCTGCTAATGCCTGCTCATCCCATTGACCGCTTTCTGAGTCAACAAATAGCATATCTTCAATGGCTAACTGTCGCTGTTCTCGCTCTGCATCTTCTACAAGCGCGAAACACTCCATAGCCTCGGTATGGATTTTCGTTAATTCTTCTTCGTCATTCTTAGCCATTGTTAAAACTCACTTGTGAAATTTAGAGGCTTTGTTGCCGTTACAATCTTAGGCATGAAAAGACTCATCATTATTGATTCAAAGACGTTTGGCGAATCGATACCTAGTGCTTTCATTTCTTTTTTACCTAATATTTGCATTAATCCATTGGGATTGTCTTTGAGTGGGACGCTGCAAGCCTCTGTTCTTAACCCTTGTAGATTGTCCACGCCATCGGAATCAATACTAATCATGTCATCAGGGTCTATGTATTCGCCACGAATTACGCACTTATAGGTATTATAAAACATATCAGCTAGTCGTATATGGTATTGAGCGCGGTTGTTTTTGAATGTCTCTGCGTAGTTTTTAGGCTTTGTGTCACTATCACCATCTTCTGGCATATATGTCTTTTTTGCATTGTCTTGACCTAATCCAGATAAGGAGCCTCTGAACATATGGTATCTAACCTTAGTCCCATCAAAAGCATCTGATACTTGCCGCTTCAAGCCCGTTCCCATTCCGTCACCATCCCATACAAACCAATCAGCGTTGTTTTTCAGAGCAAGCCCTGTAGCCCAATCACAGCCTTCGTCTATCTCACCCGATGCCTTTTCTTTAGCCATCTTGATGATAGAGCCGTGTCTCAAGCTAAATCCTTTCGCATCATTGCCACTATCAGATGGGTCATGTGCAGCGATAATAGCGCCATGAGGTTCAAACACTTTCTTTAGTCTATCTATCTTATGTGCATCTACTGCCGCATCAAACCACTCAGGTTTAATGATTGCATTGTCTACCGTATCAAGATAATGCCCCAGCCATTTATGTTCATAGGCCGCCGTTGATAGCTTTTCTTTATCATCCAGACGCTCTTCCTCTAAGCCAGACAACCTGAACCAATCCTGCGGCATGTCGGTGTAGTTCATCTCAACAACCATTATCAGATCATCTTCATAGTAGCCGCACCGCGCTAATTCTTTCTCAGCACGAACCAGCCATTTTTTAGCTACCGCACCTGATTTCTGGCCTCGGTTCATTGTGATGATAATCTCAGGCATCTTTATATTTTCGCCATCAATCTTTTTCTGCGTGTCTGCTGCATTCAATCGGACTGAGGCTGTTAGGACTCTTAACGTATTATCGGTTAAGTCCTCTCCCTCCTCTATCCACAGACCATCAATGCCAGATAGCGTACTCTTTAGCGAAGTGATATTTCTTGATAAACCTCGATAAAAAGCACGACCTCCTGATATGTGAGTAATACTTGTCTTTGTGTCTGTGAAGTCCGGCAGCTCGAATCGGCTTATTTCATCTAATATAGTTCTATGCACTGACTCCTCAATAGAGTTTTGATGCTCACGAGCGCAGCACCATAGCTG